ATATCGCCAGCGCAAACTTTACCGTTAGTAATCATTTTACTCAGTTCAGCGCCCGTTACTCCATACTGCTTTTCCAACTGTTTCATTATAGGTATTTGGCCACCCTCAACTAGTACATTTAAACTTTCAAGGTCAGCTTTACCCTTTGATAGTATCTTGCCATAGGCGCTAGTAATACTGTCAAGTTTCTCAGCGCTACCAGCAGATAAGTCACCAAGAGTTTTTAGTGTAGGCAATATCTGATTTGCTGAAACCCCAAAGTTTAACAGTAAAGTTGCGGATTTTTTTAAATCCTGAAATTCAAAAGGAGTTTTGGAAGCGAAAGTCTGTAACTGTTGGATTAAAACATTGGCTTTTCCAATGTCGCCTAAGAATGTCGAAAAGGTTACGCGCGTGGTCTCCATATCTGCGCCTAGTTGCAATATTTCTTTACCAACGGCGAATGCACCCAAAGCAAGCCCAACCCCTCCCAAAGTCCCTATAAGTCCTTTAAGTGGATTGTTTAGTTTAGTTACTTTTGATTCAAAACCTGATAGGTTACTTTGAGCTTGTTTAAGTCCAGGGCTGAACTTATCTTGCAAGCTAATAATATAATTTACTTTTTCTGAAGCCACTTTTTTATTATAAATAACTTCGTGGTATCATTAATTAAAGGGCAAAAAAAAACTGAGTGGAGGAAACTCAGTTATGCTATACAGTTATGAATTATGTTATACACTTAAAAATAAAACAGCTCTCCTTTTTAAAGATTATTCTTTTTTGTTTTCCATTGTTCGCACCCATACTAATTGCTCCCACTTGTCGGCAAATTCGTCGTCGCTTAATTGCTCTGGGAATGGTATGTGAAACATATAAGATAGTAAAGCATTCTGCTTTCTTATTTCATCATTATCGCTTATTCTGTTTCTATCGAATTTTTTTTTAGCTCGCCTTTCGCAAGCTCAACTAATTGTATAGCCTGCATACATGCGCCATTGCGTAAAAATTCATTTGTCTTAATCTCTGAATCACCGTCCAACCACTGTTTTTGTAGCAGAATATCACCAGCTAGTATATAAGATGGATTACCATTTAATGGCATCATAAAGCCCAATACTGAGTTTAGTGTAAATCTATCCACTTCTTTTTTTAGAATGCAAGAATACTGTTGTCCAGTTTGGCCCGAAATAGTTATTGTATAAGTTTCCATTTTGTTTGTTTTTAATAAATATTACGAAAAAAGTTAAAACTTCATTTTATGAAGAAAAAAACAGTTTTCTTAAAATTTATTTTATTCCTGAATGTCAGCTACCACCAATTCCAAATCAACGCCTATCATTGTATCACCTTGTGCAATGTCAAACCCTGTAGTTTTGAAACGACACTGTTTTAGGATAACTTGCGCAGGTGATAAATTAGCAGAAAGAAAAGAATATACCACTGTAAAGTTAGGTATATCCATTAAATTTCGGGTAGGTATAAGAGCTAAAAGTTGTTGTAATGTGTCAAACAATATCGTAATTTTACCCGTGAACTCATAATTGCCATAACCGTAACTAATAGGTTTTGAGCCAGCCCCATAGATGGGTTCTATTTTTCTCGTCTTAGTATAAGATATTTTTTGAACGCCTACTATCTGGTTACCAAGCACATTTATTGTGCCATCGCCCCAAGCGTAATTTTCTAAACCATTTATTAAAGCCATTTCTTTTTTACTTATAAATAAGTTGCGTTTTTACACGTGAAATGGCATAAAAAAAGAGGCTGTTTACGCCTCTATAAATTTAATTGATTGTATTATTTACTATTTATGACACAGTTATGAAATAGAAGTTACAAAGCCTATGTTTACTGTTATTGTAGTAGCGCATCCGATAGGTATTATTGACATACTTATACTAAGGTTACCAGTAGATAATACATTTTGAGATGGATCAATAGTAACGCTCAAATCAGAAATCTCATTATTAGACTGCATATTAATTTGCAAAGCGTCCTCGCCCAATGATTCAAAAGCGGAAATAGTATCACTGGTTAATGTACCATCACCGTTAAAGTTCAAAGGAGAGTTCAAATAAGGGGCATAAGCCACTCTTAAAGTCCTTATTGCCTTATCTATCGTTCTGTTGTTATGAATAGAATCATAAGAAGAACTTGAGCTTGTGCATGTATTATCAGAACTGTTAAAAGAACCAACATAACCCACTTGCTTGTTCATAAATATATAGCCGTTAGCGTCCAAAGCGGATAAAGCAGAAGGTGAATAAGTACGATAAAGCGACCCATCAATAAACCCGATACTATCGTTCTCTAACGTGCCATAAAAAAGGTTTGTACCATCAAGATTGAACTTACCAACCCAACCTATATTATCTGATACCTGAGCGAATGAAACTGAACCCAAAACAGAACCAATGTTACTTACTGTCGCTCCCGTGGTTGATGTTGATGTTAAGCCCGTGAATAAAGAGTAACCAGTACCCCCCAAGTCCTGCCCAATAACAACCGAAACAAAGCCAGAATTAAGGGTTGAAACATTTGTGTAAGTAGAAGTTGAACCCGTTCCAAAGTTTGCCGTATAAAGAACAGAAAGAGGCTGGTAGTATTGTTGTTCCAAAGTTGAGGCAATAGAATTAAGCGCCGAAACGTCAGAAGTAGAAAATAACTTACTGTTTTGATAAACGGCAACCTGTCTTATGCTACCATTGGAAAAAGACTGTAAAGCCGTAACCTCGCTAAAAGTATAACCTGTTGGAACTTTATTAAAAGAGACATATAGAACCCCTTGTGGTTGCATTCTAAAATACTCAGTTATATGGTAAAATTCAACAGGGAATGAAGTACTGTTAATACCCAATGCTATTGCATCTTGGTATTGGTAAATTACCGCTTGGTTGTTGCTCACGGTCATACCTGACGGAGTACTATTATTGTAGGTAATAAACCCTGAATAATGATCTTGACCAGGCAACGGTGAACCAAGTCCGCCAGACTGTTTGTTAAATGTTAATTTTGCTATTGCCATTTTTTATATTTTTTTAAAAAAAAAGGAGAGAAGTAATTACCGCTCCCCTTTTTTAGAGTTTTATTTAAAAATTATTTAACTATTGAGAGATAAGATACACGCCCAAGCCGTCTTTTCTTATTGAAGTACCTCCAAATAAAGCAAGCGCGCTCATTACATCACCTTGGTACAATGGATGGTTTGCTTGATAAAACAAGTCAATAGCGCCCTTTGCAATGGCGGTATATTGTGGATGCCAAGCTATACCAGCAAGATTATCCGTTGCAGTACCACCACTAAATCCAGTAATAAGAGCATTTACAGAACCTCCTGAAGTTATTGAACAAACAGTAGGACGTTTCATTACATCAAATCCCATAATGTTCTTAACAGTACCATCAGGTAACACGGCAGAGCCATAAGAATATGCTTGTTTAATGAATGGATCGTTAAGCAATTCGTAATACATAGCAACAGGCAGTAGCAACTTACGTTGTCCGTCGTCAGGTATGTTATCATTATCCATTTGCGCTTTTAGGTTTATCAAATCCGTAGAAGTTATTGCGCTTCTTGAACCTGTTGCCCCTGGAGCTGACGCCGTTACTGCATAACCAGAAGTTTTTGTAATTGCACTTGAAGCTGTAGAAGCCCATTTACTAGCGGTATAATCGCCCATTGCTTTTTGCAGAGTTTGAACAGTGTTGTAAATAACAGAGTTCATCTTACTGTACGAAATCTGAGCCTGCTCAAGATCAGTTACGAAAAATGCGTTGGTTGCGTAACCATCGATTGTGAAAGTAAAGTCTACGTCAGTTCTTTGTACAGCATTGATAGGGTAACTGGTTGGGTTAATAGTAATAGTAGGTACAGTGTTATTGAAAGGGACGTGAACTGTCTTGTAATTACAAAAACTCGAAAAATCAATTGCGTACTGGGTGAATAGATTGGAAGGGTAAAGTACTTCCTGTATCTGTTCAACCCATATTTCTTTTAGTAATGCCATTTTTTATTGTATTGTTGTTTAAATATTATTGTCTGATTATTTTTTCTTGGAGATGTTACTTTTAGAACTTCACTTCCTGAATTGAATTTTTGATGTTACTATTAACTTCATTTTTGAAAATGTCTAATAGTGCGTTGTACATTTCTGGCTGTTCTTTTTCCAGTTTTTTAAGTCCTGAAGGATCGTTTTTTCTCCAGTCTTTAAAAGACCAACTAGCTCTTACTAGGTCAAGGTTGTTTGTCATATAATTTTTAGTTGTATTATTAGAATTTATGTTATCAGTTATTTTTACCGCTTGTTTGTTTACCACGGTGGGCGTTATTGCGCCAAAGCTTGTTTTAAAAGCCTCTATGTTACTTTTTGCAAGAATTATCATTGATTCTTTTGCATCAGATTTGAATTTTCCAGACTGAATTGCATTTTCAACAACCTCTAGCGCCTCTCTATCAAGAGATTTTTCTTTTTCTATTTTGTAAGCTTTAAGCTCATCTTGTAGTAAAGCCAGCTTGTCTTTCAAGTCTGTATTTTCGGTTTCAATAGAAGTATCTTTGGTTTGAATCTTTTCAATAGCTTCTACTATCGCGTCTTCACTCGCTTCATTTTGAAGCTTTAATTTGTTTGTTATTTTGTCCATTCGTTTTTTTTGAATTATGGATTTGCAGGCGTTATAAATAGTAACTGCACAATTTTCCTGCGTATAAATAGATTTGTTTTTTAAAACTGAATTTTCTACTAGTTTTTTGGTGAAATTATCTATAGGTAGTATTTCATCAACAAGCCCGTACTGTTCTTTGGCTTCTTGTGCCGTAAAAATTGTTTCCTTTTTCATTAATGATTCAACTTGATCTAGTGGCAATTTTGACCTCGTAGAAATCATAGAGGCAAGAGACGCTCTAGTTGATTCAAGTAAGTTTTTTATTTTATCCGTTGCCGTAGCTTCTGTGTATGGTTCGTGGATTAAAATAGAACTGTAAGGCTGTGCATATACTTTACTACCAGCCAAAAGAATAATAGAAGCTATACTGCCAGCCATACCATCGTTATAGGTAGTAACAAACATCGAACTTTCCTTTATGGCGCTGTAAATGCTATAACCATCCATCACATTACCACCATTACTATTAATTCTTACGTCAAGGGTTTTATAGCCTTTGTTTTCAAGATCAAGAATAGCTTGTGCGACCCTTGCCCCAGATATACCAGTACCATCCTCATTAACTCCAATGTCGCCATACAGTAGAATTGTTGGCGTTTGTCCTTTATTAATTATTTCGTTCATCTCCTTATAAATAAGTTTTATTTATAATTCAAAAAATGAGCGCTACTATTAAGAGGGTTGGTAAGGGGTTTCAGTTCGATAAAAAAATAGCTGAATGGAATAAGCAAAAGCCAAAACTATTAGAAGAAATAAAAGATGAATCTTTGAAGTTCTTCAAAGACAACTATAATAAAGAGGGCTTTGAAGATAGCGTATTTGAAAAGTGGAAGCCGAAGAAAAGGCCAAACGGACAGCCTACGCTTGTAGCCACTGGATTATTAAGGAAGTCTTTTAAGGCTATTATTGGAAGAAATAAGGTTACTATTTCAAACCCCGTGGCGTATGGTTTGTACCATAACCAAGGCACAAGCAGACTACCTAAACGTAAATTTTTAGGAAACAGCAGAGTTTTGGAAGTCGCAAACGCAAAAAGAATTATCAAACATTTACACCCGATTCTATTTAAAAAATGATTTATCAAATATACACGGCTATAACTAGCCAGCTACAAACAATAACTGGTTCCTCCCAAAATGAAATATGTCAGATAGGGATATATAATAGCCAGTTCGATTATTTGGGGGATGAAGGGGAAAACAGTAAAGTAAAAGAATATGTAGTAACGCCTGCCGTCTTCATAGAATTTACGCCTATTACTTACAATCAACTTGGGTTGAATGTTCAACAGACAGACCCTTTTACTGTCAGAATACACTTAGGAACTGAAGTATATACTGACAATTCATTGGCTATTCTACGCCTTAAAGAGAAAGTACACGGGCTTTTACAAGGTTACCAGCAACAAGGATTTAATAAGCTTACCAGAAAGAGCGAACAACAGGATATTAACCACTCCAATATTTACCACTTCATAATGGAATATGAAACAGTTTATCGTGATACCACGACTTATTTATATCCAACTAGCGGTACTTTTTCAGGTACTACTATTCAATATTCTATTTAAGTAATGGCTCAAAGCGTAAACGATATACAAAATGCAATATTAACGGCTATAACCGCTAATGCTATACTTGCCAACCTCAACAGTCCATCACAGACTAGTTATTACAGGCTTTGGACTTTTATTTCTGCCGTTAACTATCAAATTGAACAACAAATGTGGGATGAAACTCAGGCGCAACTTCAAAATCTACTATTTCAAAACGCCCCTGGAACTCCCCAATGGTTGCAACAACAGGTTTTAAATTACCAATATGGCTATACAGTTCAATTAAACAGTAATTACCAACCTTATTATCCAGTAATAGACACGGGAGCTACTATCGTTACGCAGTGTAGTGTAACGCAGGACGACGCTAGGAATGTTCTTGTAAAAGTTGCTGGTGGTACTCCTGGAAGTCTTACGCCAATTATGACAGGTTCTCCTATCAATGGTTTGATCGCTTACCTTGATGCAATTTCTTTTTGTGGAATAAATATCGTGGTAAGTAGCAACCCTGCCGACCAGATATATATTCCAGCTCAAATATTTTACAATGGGCAGTATGTTGAAGCAGACGTACAACAAAACGTTATAGATGCAATCAATCAATATCTTTTTGATATGCCATTTGATGGTACAATTTATTTAAGCAGGCTCGAAACGGCAATTTTATCTGTGCAGGGAGTTGACGACGTTCAATTTGGAACGGTAACGGCTCGTAATTATTCAACTCCTTATGGCGCTGGTAATCCTGTCATTACTAGGACGTATGTAACCCAAGCAGGTTATATAATTGGTGAGCAGACAAGCGGATATACTTTACTTGATTCAATTACAATGCAATTAAGCCTATAAAAAAATGGCAACTCAGAACGTCTTTCAAATTGATTATACGCAGACCACGCAAGCGCTTATGCCACCTGACAAGCGCACTCCAATACATTTCGCTTGGTTATCCGCTTTATCAACTCCATTGCAAAATGACCATAACTATAGGTTTAATAGCGTCGTTCCCTCGCTTTTTCAGCAAGCCCATTATAATAGTCAGAAAATAGTATTAACTGCTATTTTAAACAACACCATTATAAGCGCCGTAACAAGCCCTTATATTTATATTGTAAATAATAGCGGGGCGACAAATAATTCTACTTTTATATATGGTAAAAGTGAGCCGTATAAAACTGTCTATATATACAGTAGGAAAGAATCACAACCAACGGCATTTTTAAACAGTAGAATATCTGGAGGGACTTATCAGGAAGACTTTACTGTATTCGTTCCTAATACATATTCAGGTTCAACGCCTCAAATAAGGGCTACTTTAAATGAGTATGCAATTGCGGGGGTAACTTGGGAGATAAATTATTATTAACAATAGAATTGATAAAAAAAAATAAATGGACAAAATTATAACTCCAATTCAGGCTGGCGGTTTTCCTCTTTTTGAGGAAGAAGTTGTAGGCTGTTTGCAAGATCAAATATATAATGCTTATTTTTCGAGCCTTTATAGGTTCACAAATGAAAGCTTTGTGCTGTCTGGCTGTGAAATAAGTAATATTATTACCGCTTCTACCACCGTTAATATTAGCGCTGGTTATGTATTCTTAAACAACTCAACAAATGGCACTGACATTGTTTACTTTTCTGGCGTTACTAGCGCAACATATCCTTGCTATTTAAGCGAGGGCGCTCAAATTGTAACTGATTTGGAATTTCAAAACGGAACTGAGTTGCCAGCTTTAAGCACAAAGCAAATAACGGTAACAAATTCTATTCCTGCGACCTCTTATATTGAATTTAATCCATATACCTCAAAGACGCTTCAAAAACTAAGCCAAAGATATAATAGATTCATTGGTGAGGTGTTCGATTATGTAGGAAGTCTCACAAATAGTAACGGCTTTCCTCTATTTGACAATACAGGAAAGGGACTTGATTATTTTGACGGGTTTGCCCTATGCAACGGGAATAATGGTACGCAAAATCTTAATGGTAGGGTTACCATTGGGATAGGCGGTTGCACGGATATAAATGGTAATACCCAAACATTTACATTTAATGAGGTAGGTGGTGAATTATCACACTTAAATACTAGCGCTGAATCTGGTTTACGAACCTTTCAGGTACAATTACCTATACTTTCAAGTGGTTCGGGAGGCGGTTATACTGAGCCAACTGATAATAGTCCGTCGAATGGCAACGCCGTTTATACCTCGCTTGCTAACGGGGTCGTTAACGTTGACGGGGTTAGTGGTAGAAATGGGGCGCAAGACGCTTTAAACTATCACAATAATTTACAACCTTACTGCACTACTTATAAAATCCAACGGATTAATTGATCTTTATATAGTGAGGATTTATTAATCTTCTTCTGGTAAATCATTCATAGCTTTTCTTATATCAAAGTTTTTTTTGATATAAGCGTTGGCGTTTTTTAAGTTTGTGTTGAACTCTTTCATTGACATATTTAAATCTTTTCGCATAACGTCTTTTTTGGTTGTAACTTTTCTCTTTTTATCAAAAGGAGAGATTTTTTGTTTTAAAAACTTTTCCGTATAAAACAAAATCCAAACTTGATATTCCTTGTTAGAAAGTTCCCTTTTTGCGAACGCATCCAACGCAATAAAAGCAAGATCGTATTTATCACTGGAGGTTACCTCAGCTTGTTTGAACCCCTCATTATCATTAGTTAAATCAACCTTTTCAAATACATACTTATCGCCGTGCTTGTTTTTCTTTTTAATAACAAGGTTGTTATTAATCAAATTCTTGGTCAAACTCGAATAAAAGTAGTTCAGAAAGTCCTTCTCAGTATTGGCCTTTATTCCTTTTTTTAATAAAGAACGCCTTACCATCCAGTAGGTAAATTGAAAAGTATCTTCAGCGCTCTCTATCGTATCGTGGTAATTTGGTTGCTTGGTATAGATGTGGTATTTGAAATGATGCAATATTTTATCGTAATTCTTAATAATAATAGAATCGAAAATATCTAATTGTTCTTTATTTGTCATATTTATAGTAGTTACTATTAGATAATTATGAAAGAAAAAATAAAAAGCGCTGAAACCTGCGCAAATATTGATAAAA